GTCATAAAATGTTGTTTTTGTACTACTACTGCACGAACCTTGATACATTTCAATAAATTCATTCCAAATATTAACTAAATGTGAAGTTGGATTTATTACAACACCATTTTTTGGGTCTATTGCAACTTGTCCTAAAACGCTATTTGCAGTATTTTGAAAATGATTGCAATACACAAAATAAGCTAAAATAGAACCTTTAAAAAGTCCTTCTTCATATATTAACCCTTTCCATGTATAATTAATACCATTATTAGTATAGTTACAGCCATTTACTAAATTCAACCATATTTGAGGAGCTGAACTATTCAACTCCCCATCTATGACATAGCTATTCAACTCAAAGAACAATTCACTACCTAATGTTAATTGCAAAAATTGACGTACATATCTATCAATTGACACTTCTAATTCATTATAAGCATCGCTTGTAGGCTCTTCGGTATTTGGCACATGAAGATTTTTTATAAAATATGATACATCAATTAAATACATTATTTATTCTTTTTAGATTTTACTTCTTTTACTTCATACAATTTAGCTACTTTCAAATCATTAATAAAAATGTTAGAAATATCTTTGCTAAATTCTCTTACATCGCCTTTCTTGTTATTAGAAAAATCCGCTGTAAATTCCACTTTTACATCTTTAATTGTAGCCATAAATTAAATATTAGGTTGCTAAAGTTGCTAAGGCAGTTGTAATGTTAGTACATTTCAAGAATCCTGTTTTATCAACATTTCTAATTAAGAATAACATTCTAACTCTTGCTTTAATAGTTTTCATATCAGCAACGTATTGACCATCCCCAAAACCTTCAGTTAAAATGATACCGCCTTTTTCGTAAATAGTACCATATCTACCATCACCAACTACTAATGTATTATCAGCCAAATTGTTATCTTCTACAATTGCTAAACCAGCAATAGTTCCAGTTTCAGAATCAAACATATAGTTATTGTTTGCATCTTTTTTCAAGAAATATCTATCAATTGTTTCTGAATTTGCACTTACAAAGTTAGGTTGATATTTTGACCCTCTTGTTTTAACGATTGCAGTTCTCATTTTACGAACTAAATCTTTAATGTTTGCATCTGTAATACCACTTGCTACTGGTGTATAAGTTGGAGAAGCTGTATAAAGTCCCTCAATATCATTTGCACCACCAGCACCTACCGCAATTTTAGTGTCGATAACTGTGTTAACATTGATATTTACAAATTTAGAAAGCTCTGAACTTGCTAAAACTTCATCTTCCATAAACTCCTCTGTTACTGGTAATGTATCACCAATCTTTTGAAGTTTTTTAGTGTATTCAGCAAATTTAGCTGTACTTTCTGGAAAAGTTCCGCCCTCTGCTACAATTGCGGCTGCTCTTACTGTTGTACCCTCATCCCAATCAATATAAGCGATAGTTCCGTTGTGATTACCATTACCTACTTGTACTTTTGGGAAAAAGTCATATAAAGCACGTAATTTAACCCCTAATTGTCCGATTCCAGACAATCTAACCGCTTCTGTGTTATTTGCAATAGAAGCTCTATTAGATAATGCTTTTAATTCAACTTCTACGTTTTTATCACCTTTAGCAAGTGCTTTGATTTTCTCTTTGTTAGTTTTAATTTCTTCTTCTAACGTTTGAGTTTGATTACCACCTTTAGAAGTTTGTTCCAATAATTGTTTACCAATTTCATTTGCTAAAAAGTCCTTTAATTCAGATTTTGCATTTTCTAAATTTGCTTTTTGTTCTGCATTCAATTCCTCTTTTAATTCAGCTTTGTTGTGTGCATCTAATTCGCTTTTGTAAGCGTCTAATTCAGTTGGTGTCATTTTTTCCAACTCTTCTGTTGATTTTTTTACAAATACCATTTGTTTAAATTTTTAAATTAATATTCCTTTTTTTCTTTTTTGAGTGGTTAAAACCTGCTCATCTTTAACCTCAGTTTGAGTGATATCTACTATCTGCTCTTTATTATCAATCCTCCCTGTTGCACTATTTGAACCAAATAATACAAGTGAGCTTTCCATTACGTTTTTTGCTTCTTTTACCACGAAAAAATAATC